AAAGGGCTCTCAAACTAAGACTTGGACTGCTGTCCTCGCACGTGGAGAGGGAAAGAAAGTGTCCACCGTTCCAATAAATCCAGTCCTGGAGCGGGATCTACCTCTGGACACTACCCCTGGACAAAGCAAAGGTGTCCAGGGTCTGTTTGATGGAGCGGTTGAGATTGAGCTTTCTAGCGAAGAGGCTGGACACATCTAACCTGTCCACCCCTACTGTCCAGGGTCTAATCCATTGCTATCACTGCATTTTGGAGCGCCCTGGACACTCTGGACATCTATACGCGTGTGAGAGATGAACTGGACCAAGATCTTGGAGCGCTCAGGCGTCCCAGAACCACCTGGCTACCACGAGACTCTCGCTCGCATCGCGTCCAAACCTGACAAACCGCGTATCAAACCGTCTCAAAGGAAAAAGAAACCTAAGAGGCGTAAGTAACATCCCCCCATGAAAGAAATCAAAACCTACCTTCCTGAAGAGCTGGCCGATCGGCTCTCCATCGAAGCTAAAGAAAAAGGTATTCACCGATCTGAATTGATTCGTGAACGCCTCATGCAACCACCCAATCACCTAGGGCTCACAACCAGTGATTTTCATAAAGCTGTTACAAAGGTGCGTCGTCGGTCCAGCTATGGTCTGGATAGGCAGCAGGCTGAAAGCCTTGTCGCCACTGTCTTCAACGAACTCTTCAGCTCAAGGAATGGCGACTAGATCCGTTAATCTTCAATACTGTCAAATCAGCGACGAACACTGCCCGTTGGCAATAACTCGCTTCACTTCATTTGATCTTGACAACAAACCCTTAAGTGTTGAACAAGTTACTTATGAGTCCAACATGGACTACATGGAGCGACAAGTTATTAACGCTTTGTCCTGCAATGTTGAAGTCTGCATCCTAACAGCAACACCCATTCATGAATTCAAGAGACTGCACTACTTGTTCAACAAGGATTAATGAATGTACAGATCTTTCGTCATCAAAACGAATGGATTGTGCTAACTGAATCTTACGCGCTAACGTTCCACCAAACACTTGCTGGTGCGATGGATCATGCCGCAACCGAAATCGGGGCGTCAGATCATCATGGAACGTCTTCAAAAAGCGATTCAACTGGCTACAACAGCTGACCTACAAAGGGCTGCAATGTTCTTAGAGGGAGCTAGAGAAGTCAGGCAGGGCTCTCGTCGCCAACGCACCACGGCCCGCTCTGCTCAGGCAACTGCTTGGAAAAAGAAGGTCGATAATTCTATTACGTGGTAACATTAGCCTATTAAATACTAGGCCATGGGATCTAATCACGGCAGCCGCGTCTACGTTCAGGTTTTACTAGACGAGCACCGTGGTCAGATGTTCCTGGCTGATGCAAAGCTGCAAAACAAAAAACCTGCGGCCTGGATGCGTGAAATCGTTTACCAGTATCTAGAGAGAGCCTGGGGCGACTATGCCTACCAAGAAGCATCCAGCAAGGATCGCGATAACTACCAACGTGGGGTCAATGCAAGACTTATTGGCCGTGGACTAAAGCCCAAACCGCTGGAGTCTCAGTCAGAGCAGGCTATCGATGCGTCCAACGCACCAATGTGACTTACTGCTTGCTTCAGCAGCTTGGCCTGATGCCAGTTGGTCCGCACCAAAGACACGCATAACGCTTTCAAGGCGTCCCCATCAGTGCAGCCCTGAACATCTCGCACGTTGCGCTCCAGCTCCAGCTCTTCCTCAAGGCTCTGGTTGACGACCATCCAGTCTGCCCAGCCCATTTGTTACAGAGTGTACTTTTTGGAATGGTAAGCAGCGTTTTCCTGTATGTCGATCACTCGTTGACGAGAATCACCCAACCAGTTCTTGGACCTTCAGATTGCCAACGCTGATAGAACGCAGCCTGCCTTACTCGAACGTTGCGTCCCAGATGCGGGTTGCTATGCCCACCTTTCTCCATTTCTGGGTAGCCACGAGGATCTTGCATGATCCACTCTGGATCGTTGCTGTTCTTGCCTGCGTAACCACTGATCACACTCCAATGCCCGCAGCCCAAGCCATTGCACATTGGTGGTTCGCCTAAAAGCATGTTTCCGGCGTGCAACCAGCCCACCAGCACTGGTCTGCCAGCTTCAATCTCAAGCTCCACCATGTCAGCGTCACCATCTTTCCGAAACTCAGCTTCCAGACCCAGGCTGCGTAACGCTGCCAGCTGAGCCTCTACTGACGTGGTGTCCCCATATTTGGCGCGGATCTCGTTGTACTCATCATCTGTACGCACCTTCTTGTAAAACGCTGCCACCATCGCAGCCGCTGAGCTGAAACACTCGCGGTATCCCGTTCCAGTCTTGTTGTCGAGCTGCTTGAAGTAAGGCATGAAGATCTGCTGGTCATATCCACTCTCCTTCCACGCCTGAAACCAATCAGCTTCGTGCTCCTCCAGTAGCTCCGCTGGCATTGACTCCTCAAGTTGTTTAATTGCAGCCAGCTGGTGGGGCGTGCCACGAAAGAACTGGAAAAACGGCAGTAGGGCAAGACCCATGGCTAGCAGCAGCAAGGTCAACTGGATAATGCCGGACGCCACCTACTTTTCAACTCTCGTGTCAGGCAACAGCAAATCCTTCAGATGCTTGACCGCAAGATCATCCAAATCGTTGTCGGTGCGAGTAACGATCCGCTCCAACATCGCAATGATCAACTCTTTGAACGCTCTGGAGCGCCACATCGTCATGACCAGAGGCTTAAGAACTAGAAGCATTGGATTGACCTAGTTACCCTGTAACAGTAGCTCTGTTCTGCTATGGCCTCCAACCCAGAAGATCAGCACGAAAAGGAAGGCGTCTCAATGGCAGACATCGTCAAGGCTTTGGTCTTGACTTGGAGCGCTGCACTGCTCACCGCGTCCTATCTGGGCATCTTCCCTCAGATGAAAATGGACAATACGTTCGTGGCGTCACTTTTGACGGGTGCAATGGCCTCGTTTGGCATCGAACGTAAGTCCAACGGCAATGGAAATAAGAAGCCGACTATTGTCGATAACAAAGACACCAAAGCTGGCATCAAATGAACCGCTCACTTTTGGTACTGGGCATCACATTGGCAGCCGCTTTGCCTGCTCGTGCTGATTTAACCCACAAAATCCAAAGCTCAGTACAACTCGATGTCGGTGGAGCGTCCACACGCGCCATCAGGGTTGGAAACAGTTACAGCATCAGCGGAACCGGAGTGGACACCAGCGTGACTGCAGGTGGCTCAACCACCAGCGATGCTCTTGGCGGCTTGGGAGCTGCAACTAATGGCGTCAATGCCATCACGATTCCAGACGCAACCCAAAAGACTGCTGGTAACGCTTTCAGCTTTGCAACCAGCTACACCCAAGGCGACACCGTTCCAACGTCAGCTCCAACTGTTGGTGCCGTTCCAGCCTTTGGTGATGTCACCAGCACAGCCGCAGGCGTTAATACTGGTTTGGCTGGCACCATCAGTACGGCAGGCGCTGTCACAATCTCGCCTGGTGGAGCCAATACAACGGCTATCGGTCAAGTCATTACTGAGCTGACAACCCGGTGAAACGGCTAATCGTTCTGCTGTTGTTGCCATCATCAGCAATGGCCGTTCCAGTCGTGCCCAACTTCAGTCAAGGCGTAGTGTCGTCTCACACTGAGTCCAAAACGATTGTTAAAGAGTCGATCGTCTCGGAGTCCTACCGCAGTGGCTTTGAGTACACCGTTAGCGGTACTGGCGTCGAACCAACAAGCGGAATCGTTAGCCCATCAATTAGCGGTAATAAGATCAACCTCTCCAGCCGCTCCAGCTGGAAACAGTCAGTCCCAGGTGCTGCGTTCCAGTTCGTTGAAACGCTGAACACGCCTGGCCTAATTGAAAAAGTCATAATTGACCGCGAGACCATTACTGAAACAGTCATTGACTCCACCAGCACGTTTAGCCAATGAGAGCAACAGCCTCTGCTCTGCTGCTCAGCCTGCTCTACACCGCTCCAGCAGCAGCACAAGTCAGTGCAACTGCATCACCCGTTTCAAACAGCAGTGGCTCAGTGGTCAACCAAGCGGTTCAGATCACTCCGGGGCAGTACATGAAGCACAGCTATGGATCTGCAATCCAGTGTGACTCAGCAACGCTAAACATCTCCCCCTTTGCGTCTACGACGCATTCTTTTGGCGATCCAAACAATCAGTATTATCAAGAGCCGGTCTACGACAACAGCGACAACTTTGGCCTAATCGACCCAGAAACAGGCATTGACGGCCCCGATGGCGTTCCAGATAACCCTGGCAAAGTCCTGTATTACAAGCCGCAGCGCACAGGCTACCGCCAGAACTTCAGCAATAACTTTGGCATCACAGCCACCTTCTCCATCCCTCTGGATCGTGGACCGATTGAACTTTGCAAGCAGGCAGCTAAAAAACAAATCGCGCTTTACGAGCAATCTCTAGCCGATAAGCGACTCAACTACGAGATGGGGCGGCTCAAGGCTTGCGCTGAAGCCATAAAAGGCGGTTATGGGTTTGCCAAAGATTCGCCGTTTTTTCCCATCTGCGCTGATGTAGTCCTCAAGCCCGTTCCAACAGAACAGCACACTCACGAGATCATTTACCCAAAGCCCGCCTTAGATCGCGAATGGCTTGATTCCGGTGACGCTGAATCACCCGCCGCTGCTGTAAAGATTCCGGTTTTACCTTACGGCCAAGCTTCTGATTGATCTTCTTCACCACCTTCTTGGTCAAGGGCTTAGCCAGCTTCTGCAGTAGTGACGCAATCGGCTTGGCAAAGATCGCCACAGTCGTCGCAAATGCAGCAGTCAGTGCAATCGACACTGTTGGCCCAGCGTCAGGCACATAGTTGTTGACGACCTGCCTAACCGGCACAGAGTCCCAAAGCTTTACGCACTTGCCATCCTGCAGCTCATAACCGGCAAGAACCTTTGTCCCTAATTTGTTAAAGGATCCGATTTCTTTCGCTCCAAATGGCGGACAAGGTGGGTCTTTTGCCAAACTTGACGTGTCAGGCTTGTCACCTGGCGGAAGAGAGTGCGTTTCCTGAGCCGGACTTGCAACCTCCGGCTTTTTTATGTCTGCCTTTGGCGGCGAAACCCAAGTGAAATCTCTTGGCCTGTAATCTGGCGCTTCAAAAACAGGCACCGCTCCAGTGCATAGCGTCACGTTGCCGCGTGGATCCTCTTCAAACGTTTCCGTTCCATTGCCAACAGCAATCCTGGCCCGCACACAACCAGGCATATCAATAACTGGAAACCGCGTAGACGTAACTGGCGGTGCTGCTGGTAAAACAGGTGGTGGTATCGGCTGACCTACAGAGATCATTGGAACGCTGATTGCCTTTACCCCGATCTCAGGAATCTCTGGCATGAAATCAGAACGGTTTACAGCAGGTCAGCTCTGGATAGAACGTAACCGCAGAAGAGAAGGACCGCCAATCGTATATACCTGTATGTCTGGCAAAACTGCCAGACCATTTACCGACCCAAAAGCAATCCTCAAGTGGGTCAAATGGCCAAAAGGTACGCCAACTGGTGACGCCCTACGCGATTGGCTTGCGTCGTTTGACGAGAAACCGCAAACACCCGCGCCAG